TGGGTATCGTTCTATTGGTATAACCAATGGGAACTTATCGTAATATGGCAGCTTATCCTTCGTTTTTGGATCATAAAAATAGAAGTACATCCTACCTATAATCGATGCACTTCGAAGCCTATTCCTATCCTGCATCAGTTGTGCTTTGGTTGGCCTTAGTGTGGGTATCTTGGAACGCAGCCAGTTTCGAGCATCACGCGATCTAGGTTCGAATCCCTTTTTGGCAAGGGAGTCTTTAATTCTATCTATTAGTTTTTTTGCCATGAGGTATTTATCTCAAATCCCTAGATGCTTTTCAGTAAGGACTTGAAATTCCCAACCATGATCTTTACAGAATTCTGTGGCGGCTTTCCATTTAGATTGATTGACAACATAGGTTGCCGCTTCTTGGATATATCGTTTGGTCTTGCGTTTCTGAGTTGGCGGCTTAGTCTGCGCTTCGGGTTTAACTTCAATCACAAAGGTCTTGATGATGCCGTTCTTTTGTTTAATCTTGGCAACGAAATCGGGGAAGTAACGATGCTTCCTGTTGTCCACTGGACTCCAATACGGTATGACTAACTCTTCAGAACCCCACCAGATTACGTCTGGATGGTCATCTAAATAATGCATTACCTTTAATTCCCATGATGACCTATAGATGATGTTGGTCGCATCACCCTTATATTTTGTTGGGTTTTTGGGAGTAAATTTACCTTTATATGACATAAATACTATCTAGTCAACCTACTAGGACAACTATGGCTTTCTTTGGTCTTTCCGACATAAAAATTTCTCCAGAAAATAATAAAGGACCTCTTTCCGATCTTTTTAAAGATGACTACGGAACATCAAATACATTCAGGTATCCGATGGATGTGGGTAACTATGATAAAGCCCACTACATGGTCATCCATATATTCCAACAAAAGAATAGCCAATTTGACGGTATTCAGCAAGACAAGGGTAGTGCACCAAGCGTAGCTAAAGATGAGGCAACTCCTGGCAGTGTAAGGGGATTGCCAAACATTAAAGAAAAGTTTTCTAGCGCAATTAACAGTAAAATTGATAGTGCATTTTCTTCTGTGAATACCGCTGTAGGTGGGAAACTCTCTTTCTTTAAAGCATCCAAACCAGCATTCAGTTCAACTGAAGCTGCAAAAGCAACAAACAGTGCACAGTATGTTGATAAAGTTCATTCGATTGAAAAATCTAAATTCATAGACACTACAATAAGAACCACCGATTCTATTGCATTGTATATGCCAGACACTTTACAGTTTACATATTCACAAGGATATGAAAACTTAGAGATGGGTAAAGAATTAGCAGGACAAACATTTCAAGTTGGTAAAGATGCATTAGACAAATTTAAAACGGGACAAGAAACTAATATTACTGGTGCAATGAAGGCTGCTATTAAAAACGGTCTCATTAAAGGTGCTGGAGATTTGGTGGGTGGAACAACCGCAGCAAGAGCAGGATCGTTTTTATTTACAGGCGGCGTAGTAAATCCAATGTTGGAGATGCTATATTCATCTCCCGATTTTCGTTCATTCACATTCGAATTTCTTTTTTATCCACGGGATGAACGTGAAGCTTTGGAAGTACAAAATATTTTAGAAAGACTTCGTTTCCATCAAGCTCCAGAAATAGATGATTCTTCTGCTGGAATCCTTTTAATACCTCCTTCAGAATTTGAATTACAATTTTATTATGCTGGTAAACCCAATCCAAACATACCTCCAATTGCACGTTGTGTATTGACAAACATTTCAATGGACTATGCCCCAAATGGTTGGTCATCTTATGAAATGCCGGGTGAGTATAGTCCTGCTTTAGGACGTACTGGTATGCCATCGGCAATCCGCTTAACATTAGAATTTAAAGAAACACAGTTCCTCACCAAAAAGGATTTTGGTAGGGCAACTAAAAGGGTTCGATAATGGCAAAGTATTTCAACTATTTTCCTACCACATATTATAGTAATTCGAATGAGTCTACTGCACTCGATACAGTAACGAATGTCATTGCTCGTTTTGCTTTTGAAAATGCAGTAAAAGATAATGCTTCACTTTTCTATCCTTACGATGTTCAGGATGGTGAAACTCCTGAGATGATTGCAAACAAATATTATGGTTCATCGGAAAAACATTGGATAGTTCTTTTATTTAATGACATCATCGACCCACAATACGATTGGCCATTAGATCAACGAACACTTATTAAGTATATTAACGACAAGTATTCTAACCAAGGTGCCACACATTCACCATACCAAACAGGAATTCAGTGGGCGCAAGATGCAGGTAATATCAAAGCATACTATAAAACAGTTACTCGTTTAAGTTCCAAGCCAACTAAGAATCAAATCGTCGAGAAGATTGAGGTTGATGCTACAACCCATACAAACCTACCCGTAACGTCTTCCACATATACATTACAAGATGGTAGTAGAATTACTGAGACTATTTCCAAAGCAACTCAAACATACTATGACTATGAAGTCGAGTTGAATGATGCCAAACGAAAAATACGTTTGTTGAAATCTGAGTATGTAACCCAACAAGGTCTGATTAATGAATTCAAGAAAGTAATTAATTCATGAGTTCACAGCTTATGTCGGCATCGAAGTTTGTAGTAAATGAACTTTCTGTTATAACCAAGGCAGGTAAAATTGACATATCTTCCATATACGAAGAGATCAATATATTTGATTCCATTCTAATTCCAATCATGAATGGTAATGTACTGATCAACGATTCGGTTGGATTGTCTTCTAAATTGTTGTTCGACGGTTCGGAGTCTATATTAATTGATGTTGGTAAGACAACAGATTCTGATGTTTTGAAACTTAAAAAAGCATTTAGAATTTACAAACAATCAGACCGTAAGAACGTCAACCAGACAAGTGAAGTCTATGTACTTCATTTTGTTTCTGATGAATTAATGTTTTCAGATCAACAATTAATCAATCAAGCATACAAAACAACGTATTCTGATATTGTTAAAAAAATATTAGTTAACTATTTAAAAACACCTGACAATAAACTGAATGGTAAGTTCGAAACTACTACAGGTATTCGTGATGTTGTTATACCAAATTTAAAACCTCTTGATGCAATTGAGTGGTGTGCCAAGCGTTCTATAGATGAAAATCGTTCAGCCAACTTTGTGTTCTTTGAGAACAATCTTGGATACAACTTTGCATCATTATCGTCACTCCTTTCACAAAAAGAATTGTTCACGATTAAGTTTTCACCTAAAAACTTAGAACAGACTAATGTAATTGACGATTTGTTAAGTCCTCGTAACTTTGAAATTATTAATCAAGTTGACAAGATTAAATCAACTCGGTCTGGTGTTAACGCTGGTACGTTTATTGGATTCGATCCAGTTACCCGTTCCGTTGGTGTCAAGAAAATTAATTACGAAGATCATTACAATGCCATGAAACATGGCAACCCCAATCCCAATTACTTTTCTTCAATTAATCGCGGTGGTGACGATTCATCTCAAGCATTTGATTCTAGAAAAACTGTTAGTTCGTTTGGTGCATTTCGTCGAGACAGTGCCTACATTAAAAAATACGATCCGACTTCTATTTCCAAACAGGAGACACAGGAAGATTTTATTTTTCAGCGTAAGGCAATCATAACCAATCTGATGAATAAAAGGGTGAAGTTAGTTATGCCTGGTAACTTTCAATTGACTTCTGGTTTCAATTTAAATCTTCGTACACCAGACTTTTCTATTCGTGAAACTGGCGGTGAGAATGATGATCGTTCATTGAGTGGTCGTTACTTAATTGTTGCCACTCGTCATATCATTGGTTATCAGAAACATGAAACTATAATTGAATTGGCAACAAGTTCTAATGAACTACCATTTATACCAACGGCAACCACTCAAGAAACAAAAGAAATAGAGAATTATGGAACAATCTGAAGACAGTAAAAACTTTGCTGGTAAAGGTGGTTTCATTTGGTTCGTTGCTGTTGTTGAACGAATCAATGATCCGTTGAAACTTGGTCGATGTCGTATACGATGTGTTGGATGGCACACTGATAACAAACAGTTGTTGCCTTCAGATTCGTTGCCTTGGGCGCAAGTTCTTTTGCCGACAAACAATACGAACCCATACCCACCCCGTGAAGGTGATATGGTTGTTGGATTTTTTACTGATGGTGAAAGTGGACAAGACCCCATAATTATGGGTGTTATGCCGGGTATTCCATTGGATGCGGCTAACCCACAAAAAGGATTTGCCGATCCACGTTCATCTTCTGAACTAGCAGCAGCACCCGTAAAGCCTGATGAGTCTGCCACAAACTATCCACGAAAGATAGATGAGCCAACAACTTCACGTTTAGCGCGAAATGATTCCGATTATCCTTCGGCTATTGTGGCTGCAAAGAAAGCCAAGAAAGCCAGCAAAGTGGAACCCGATTCTTACTATGCTGCCAAGTATCCATACAACAATGTTTATGAATCTGAATCTGGACATGCATTAGAGTTTGATGACACAAAAGGTGCTGAACGGATTCATCTGTATCACCGTTCAGGTTCTTATGTTGAATATGGTCCACTAGGTGATCGTGCTGAAAGAATACAACGTAATAAGTTTAGTGTAGTTGTGGGGGATGATTCCATCTACGTTCAAGGTCAAGTAAATATATTTGTTGACGGAACGGTGAATGCCACGGCAGCGAAATTTAATTTAACTGGTGATGTAGCAGTAACAGGTTCAATAACCGCAACAGGAACAATTACAGATTCGGGTGCAACTTTGGCAACACATACCCATCCTGATCCACAGGGTGGTAGTACAAGTTCACCAAATTAACGAATAAATAAAAGATGTCAACTACTATTACTTCAAATGACCCAACAATTGTAGCCGAAAGAGGTTACAAGGATTTGGATTTAAATTTTACAGCACATCCTATTAAAAAGGATATTAGCAGACATTACAATGAAAAAGCGATAATCAATTCTGTTAAAAACTTGGTTTCCACCAATTTTTATGAGCGTCCATTTCGTCCAGAAATTGGTTCAGGTGTCAGGAAGATTTTGTTTGAATTGGTTGATTCAGTTTCTGGTGCAGCATTAGAGAGGCAGATTGCCGAGGCTATTAATAACTTTGAACCAAGAGTTAGCATAGAAACAATTACTGCTATCCCTTCTCCAGATGAGAACGGTTATAAAGTTACATTGTCCTTCTTTATTAATACATTGCCAAATCCAATAACGATTAACTTCTTTTTAGAGCGTATAAGATAAAATGACAGAACGTCTAAGAGTAACTGAACTTGATTTTGATCAGATCAAGCAGAATTTAAAAACTTATTTGCAAGGGCAGTCGCAGTTTACCGATTATGATTTTGAAGGTTCGGGACTGAGCGTACTGTTAGATATCCTTGCATATAATACTCATTACAATGCCTACTACGTAAACATGGTTGCTAATGAAGCATTCTTGGATACCGCATTGCTCCGTGATTCTGTTGTTTCTCATGCCAAAGTTCTTGGGTACGTTCCATATTCCCGTAAAGCACCACGTGCAAATATTAATTTCACCGTATCGTCAACTTCAAATACATCAGCTACTGTAACAATTCCTAAAGGTTTTCGTTTCCTTTCCAATGAAATTGACGGTATTAGCTATGGTTTTGTAACTCTTGGTGAAACGATTGTAACTAAATCCAATACAAGTTTTAACTTTTTAAACCTTCCAATATATGAAGGTCAGTTGATTACATATTCGTATTCATACGATCAAGCAACTAATCCAAAACAAATTTTTGCAATTCCAGATGAAGGTGTCGATACTTCGACAATTACTGTATCGGTTCAGCCTTCGGCAACAAATACTGCATCTGAGGTTTTTACTCTTGCATCTGATGCTACAGAGGCAACCACAACATCTCCAGTATTTTATTTACAAGAAAATAAGAGTCAGAAATATGACCTTTATTTTGGTGATGATGTCATAGGTAAAAAAATTACTGATGGTTCTATTGTATCGATTAGCTATTTAATAACAAATGGTACTGCTGCAAATAAAGCAAATAACTTTGTTGCGACTGCCACTCTTGCGGATTCATTAGGTAACAGCTTGACCAATTTTACAATTGATCCGGTTGGTGAGGCAGCAGGTGGCGCAGAACGAGAATCTGTTGATGAGATTAAATTTGGTGCACCACTTCAGTTCACTACACAGAATCGTTTGGTTACCTATAAAGATTATGAATCGTTCATTAAGAAAAATTACCCATCTGTAGATTCAGTATCAGTGTGGGGCGGTGAGGATGAAACTCCCCCAACATATGGTCGTGTATATATCGCACTGAAACCTAAACAAAATTATTATTTGTCGGACACAGAAAAACAAAGAATTATTGATGAGATCATAACTCCTAAAGCGGTTGTTACGGTACAAACTATTATTCGTGATCCGGAATATCTGTACCTATTAATTTCACCAACGGTAACATACGATCCCAAGAAAACATCATTAACTTCTGATCAGTTGAAGACGGGTATCCGTAATGCTATTCTGGCATATAAACAAACATATCTGGATAAGTTTGATTCCAAGTTCATTCTTTCTAAAGTACAAGATGTTGTAGATGCTACAGACTCAAATTCTATCATTGGTTCCAAAGTTTCTGTTCGTGTACAAAAAAGATTCAAACCATCAACAGATCAATCGAAACCATACACCATTTATTTCAATGTTCCACTTCGTCGAGGAACAATCAGTAATAAACTGTCATCAACTTTCTTCACGGTAGTTGATGTTGATGGTATGGATCAAATTGTTCAATTTGACGAGATTCCACAATCGTTCTCCGGAATTTCAGCAATTAGTGTTTTGAATGCTGGTCAAGGATATACAAGTTCACCAACAATCACTATTACGGGTGATGGTACAGGCGCAAATGCATCTGCAACAATTGTAAACGGTAAGATACAAAACATTGAAGTTACCAATCGCGGTATTGATTATACCCGTGCCAGCATAACCATTTCAGGTGGTGGTGGATATGGTGCAACTGCCGAAGCAACAATCGATGCTCGTACTGGTGAGTTAAGAACAGTTTACTACGATTCGAATGCACAACGTCAAATTGTTGATGCTACAGCAGGTACTATTGATTATGATGCTGGAGTAGTCACAATTAATGATATCTACATAAAGGCAGTATCTTCAACTGATGGTTATATTCGTTTATCAGTAGAGTCTGAGAAAGGTATCATCAACACAATTAAAAATACAATTGTTACATTAGATATAGATGATCCAACAGCAATTAGCACAACACTAGAAACTGCATAATGTCATTAGATTTAAAAACATCTTTACTTGTTAACCGTCAAGTTCCCGAATTTGTTAGGGATGAATACCCTATATTTGTTGCGTTCTTAGAAGCATATTACCAATTTCTTGAGGGAACTGCTAATACCGGAACAACTGCAAACAATCTTGTAACCACAGCTAAGAGTCTTCGTGATATACGTGATGTTGATTCATCATTAGATTCATTTGAAACTAATTTCTATAATACATACGGTTCTTTAATACCACTCGATGTTCAAGCAGACAAAGCACTTCTGTTTAAACATTTGGTTCCTTTATATAAAGCAAAAGGTAGTGATGCATCGTTTAAGTTGCTATTCCAACTTATCTTTGGTGTAGATATTGATGTTATTTTACCCCAAAACAATGTCTTAAAATCATCAAGCAGTAAATGGCAAATTGATAATAAACTCCGAATCAATCAAGACATTGCTTCCATTTATACTGGTGACGGCACAACCAAAATATTTACGCTTGCACAAATTGTTGGCAAAGATGAAATAACTGTTTATGTTGACAACGTTGAACAGACCGATTTTTTTGTCAATAAAGAATACCGTAAATTAATTTTTACAACTGCACCAGCAGTTAATAAAATTATTCGTGTTGTTTATGATAGTTTCGATACCACATTACTGAATAATCGTAAAGTCATTGGTATCAAATCTGGTGCATCTGCAATCATTGAACAAGCAAATCGTCGTATCATTTCAGATACATTGAATCTTGGTTTACCAGTTGAATTACTTATTAATACGGAATCATTAGATGGAAGTTTCTTGAATGGTGAATACGTAACCATCCCGATTATTAATCCCGGTGATCCTTATGGTAATACAATTAACATTGAAGTTTCCACATTTTCAATTGTAAAACAGTTTAACGTAATCAATGGTGGTTACAACTATCAGATTGGTGATCCAGTTATAGTTACCAGTGGCAATGCTTCAGTGAATGCGATTGGTACCGTATCATCTATTTTTAAAGGTTTGATCGAGTCTGTCGCGGTTTCCCGTGGCGGTTCAGTATTCTCAAATCTTTCACCAGTAGCAGTTTCTGGTAACGGTACAGTTACATTGACAGTTGTTGTTGATGGTATTGATCAGTCTGGTGTAAATTCCGCAAATAGTTTTATAGTATCTACTGATATTGTATCACCATATAGTTCAACTGTACTAAGTTCTGCGAATTATGCGTTTGCAAATTCAATTGCAGTAACAAGTCCAAATCTAAATACACGTATTGTTGATGTTATTGGATTCCAAACGTTATCTGTGGGACCAATCACAAATGTTAAAGTTCTTTTGACATCGGGTGCTTCACCAACAACCCCATTACTGGATGCTTTTGGGGCACCATATGGACCGCTTGCTGGATCACTCCGTTCACCAAAAAGCCTAAGATCAATTGGTCGCATTAAAGTTAATAGTGGCGGTTCGGGATATATTATTGGTGATGAAGTTGTATTCGGTGCTAATCCTTCCGGTACATATGGACAAGCCGCCGCTGCTACAGTAGAAGCAGTTACACCAACTGGCGGTATTGTTACTATTGGTATGGCAAACACTCGATTAGTTGGTACTGCAACTGTTACTGGATCATCAGCAGCAGTCAGTGGAAGCGGAACGAAATTTCTAACAGATTTGCGTGTCGGTGATAAGATCGACATTAATAACGAACCACGAATTGTGTCTACCATTTCCGATGATATAACGATGTCGGTTACTTCACCATTTACATATTCTGCAACAAGTAAAAAGATTGGGGTGTTTGGTCGCAATCCAAAAGGTGGTCATAGTTATACACAGAACAATTTTCCAACGGTAACTGTATCTTCGGTGGGTGGTGTCGGTGCAAGTATTGAGATTGATTCTCTTGTTTCAGATGGTGAATCTATTTTCCCAACTGGTGTTGGTCAACCGGGAGAGATTCTGGAAATCCAAGTTTTGAATCCAGGCTCAGGTTACGAGTATATTCCAATTGTAACTATTACGGGTGGTTCTGGAACTGCAACAGCAAATGCTGATATTGAACGTTCTTATTTGACTTCACCTGGCCGTTGGGTAACTTCAGACTCTATCATTTCTTCAACAGAAAGAAATCTTGCTGGTCGTGATTACTATGTAAATTATTCATATGTTATCTCGTCACAGGTCGAGTTCTATCGCTACAAGCAGTTGTTAAAAGATTTATTGCATCCTGTTGGATTTGTGAATTATGCTACTTTTAATAAAACCAACACAATCGATTTAACAGATGTAAGTGTATCTACAATTAATGTTGCGACTGACGATCAATTCTTAACAGTTGCAGGTAAAGTGAATGTTGGCAACGGAAGTATTCTTGTTACTGGAACAAATACCAAATTCAACGCTGCGGTTTCACGTGGCGCATTCACTGCGGGTTCCAGAATTGCTGTAAATGGTGAAATTTGCACAGTCAATTCCGTAGTAAGCAATACATCGTTGTTAGTATCTTCAAATGTTAATGATATTTGGGTTGCAAATGCTGGTTCGGGTTATTCAAATGGATATTTGGTATTCAGTAATGGTGGTGGAACGATAACAAGCCTGACTATTACCAACACAGGTTCGGGATATGAAAGCGGCACGGTTGTATTATCTGGAGCAGATGAAGCAATCCCTGCTGTAGCTACCGTAGTTGCTAATGCAAATGGTTGTTTACAAAGTGTAACATTAGTGAGTGGTGGATTATATTCAGGTGTGCCTATTGCATTACCCGCAAGTGATCCACATAAAGTTCTTTATGCTAATTCTATTACTATTACTAATCGTGGTTCTGGTTATTCTAATGGGTTCTTAAACTTTACTGGTGGTGCACCTATTCGTCCAGCAAATGTTTCTGTGGAAGTATATACATCAAACGGAGCAATCAGAACACTTACCGTTAATGATTCTGGATTATACGAAAGTAACCCATCGTCAGCAACACCAAATTCTAGTGCAAACGTTGTAGTCTTTGGCGTAACTGCTACGGCAGTTGGTAGTGGACACTCTAATGGTGTGTTGACATTCTCAGGCGGTAATCCAACAAGAGAGGCAGTTGTTGGAGTTGAGGTGTATCCAGCAAATGGATCAATTCGTAAATTAACCATTTATGATTCTGGTTTATATCAAACAGCACCAACTGCGGTACTGAACACAACTCCCGTTTCAATTAGTACAATTGTTTCAAATACTGCACCAGCATTCACATATGGACGATTTGTTTCGAATGGTACTATCACATTCTCTGGCGGTGATCCAATCATCAATGCAACAGCAAATGTTGAAGTGTATCCATCAAATGGAACTATTCGAAGAATTACTGTAACAAATGCTGGTTTGTATCGTACAGCACCAACTGTTGCACCAAATAGTACACCTGTTTCTGTAACTCAAGTTCTCCCATTAGAAGGTGGAACTGGATACTCCAACGGTTACATTATTCTTCAAGGTGGTGGCGCAAATACCAATGCTGATGTTTCGATTGTTGTAAATGGCACCGGATCAATTGTCAGAACAGTGATAAATAACATAGGATTGTATACTGGTAATAGTGCTATTACTGTGAAAAGTGTAGTACCCGCAACGGGAACTGGAGCAACATTCAGTGTTTACGTTAATTCAAACACAAGTAATATTCCAGTTTTAAGTACCACAACAAGCACAAATGCGACATATACCGCAGCAGTATCAATTACTGCAAATAGTAATTCCGTAACAAATGCAACATTTACGATGTCGGGTGTATCAAATACACAGACCGTAGCAGTAATTGATGTTGGATTTACAGGAACGAATACGGCAGCTCAAAGTGCAATTGAAGTGTATCCATCAAATGGTGCGATTCGTAAAGTTACTGTTAGCACACCAGGTGAATATTTTTACCGTCCAGATATCACACCAAACACAGGTGGAACTGGTGCAGTTTTAAGAGTTAATAGTGTAGGTTCATTTACCCAAACCGCAAATGGTCAAGAAATGATTATATGGAAATAACAAATAAATACAAGTTATGACTTCAGCAACTTCTAAAAAAATAGCATATATTGCAGCATCACAGTTCAAAGAATCGTTCTATGAACCTTCTCCAACTGTGGGTTACGTATTCATTGGTAATCATTTAGCATACACTGATGAGAATACTCCACCAGCAATCATAGACTCCATTTCAGATGAAAAGAAATCTTGGAATAATATGATTGGTGCCAAGAAAATTACTGGTAACGATGTTGAGTTTGTGGTACCCAGAGTAAGTTGGACAGCTAACACAAAGTATAAACAATATGATGATGTAGTTTCATTTGATGAATTGCTGACAGGTAATACTTCGTTGAATGTTAAACCGATGTATATAATGACTTCGGGTAGAAATGTTTACAAGTGCTTATCGAATAACTATTCATCCAATTCTACTGTAGAACCAACTGGCGATTACACATCGTCAAACGGTAATATTGCTACATCCGATGGTTACATTTGGAAGTACATGTTCAATGTTAAACCATCCAATAAATTCTTAACCAATACATGGATTCCAGCACCAACATCTACAGCGCAAATAGATTATGGTGTGAACCCAATTGATGTAGTTGATGGTGAACTTTCTACGATTGTTGTTACGAATACTGGTTTCGGCTATTACGAAAACAAGATTTCTGTTCCGTTGATATTCCCATCGGGATGTACAATCCTGACTTTAGCTAATACCACAAACGTTGCTGCAAACATGGCAGTCACTGGAATCGGTATTACACCTGCCACATATATTTCTTCAATCGATGTTTTATTGAATAAGATTACTCTGTCAACTCCAACAACTGCTGCTGGCGGTGGTGGAACATCGGCAAATCAATTGTCATTGGCTACTAGGATTTATGTTGATGGTGATGGTACAAGTATCGCAGCAACACCCACTGTGAATGCTGCTGGCTACGTAACCAAAGTATCAGTATCCACAATTGGTCGCGGTTATTCACGTGCCAATGCTTACGTGTATGGTACAGGAAGTAATGCTTCTCTTCGTTGTATTCTTGATCCGAAATATGGTCATGCATACAATCCAGCAAAAGAACTTGGCGCAAACAACGTGATGGTTGCCGTAAAAATTGGTGAAATTGATTCATCGGAAAATGGAAAGATATCTGCAAATACCACGTTTAGACAGTATGGTATCTTTGTAGACCCCCATAAATATGCAGATGCAAATGTGGTAACTCAAGCAAATGCAAACTCAGTGGTATCTCAAACTACCGATATATCAGTTGATACTGGCGCATCATATACATTAGATGAATTTGTTTATCAAGGAACATCACCATCAACTGCAAGTGCATATGGATTTGTTGTTGATCAAACTTCAAGTGTAATTAAATTGACAAACGTGCAGGGGACATTTGCTACAGGTTCATCATTGGTTGGTGCAAGTTCGGGTACAAGTCGTTTAATTATTGGTTCAGGAACTCCAGAATTTCAACCATACTCAGGCGATATTCTTTACACCGAAAATACAGTAAAGACTACTAGAGCAGATGGTCAAGCAGAAAACATCAGACTTATTGTTAGATTTTAAAGGTTAATAAATGGCACTAACTACAAATTTTAATATTGATCCGTACTATGATGATTTCGATGATAATAAAGATTTTCATCGTATTCTCTATAAACCAGGATACGCTGTTCAGTCCCGTGAGTTAACTCAATCTCAAACAATTCTACAAGACCAAATTAAAAAGTTTGGTGATCATGTTTTTAAATCCGGTTCAATTGTAACTGGTGGTCAGATTTTTGTTCAGAACACTGCTTATATTAATCTAGTATCAACTTACGCTAATAATACTATTACTGCATCTAATTTTGATCAGCAGTATATTACCAATTCAACAGGAACAAAAAAAGCATATGTTCTAAAAGCATATTCTGCTGATGCTGCAACTGGCGATCCGATTACTCTCATCATCAATTCGATGTATGGTGGGGATTTCACTGCTAGTGAAACTATTATCACAGCAAACACAACAACGAATGCCATCAATTATTATGCAAATACTGCGGCAAGTAATCCAACTGGTAACTCGAAAGCATTCTCAATCAATAGTGGTGTATTCTATTACGAAGGTTTCTTTGTAAAAAATCAACCACAATCTGTTGCAATTTCCAAATATGATCGTGCCAACTCAACGGCACTCGTTGGTTTTCAAGTAACGGAAGATATTGTTGATTACACACAAGATACTTCATTGCTTGATCCCGCACAGTCTGCTTCCAACTTCCAAGCACCTGGTGCTGATCGTTATAAAATTACACTGACTCTGACAACCCGTGCAACTAATAGTATAGACCTGTCACAGTTTATTCAATTGTCTGAGTTCCAAGACGGACTTCAGAAAAGCGTTATTCAAACTCCAATTTATGGTCCTTTGGGTGATGAACTTGCTCGTCGTACCTATGATGAATCCGGAGATTATATTGTAAAATCTTTTGATATTGCAATGACAGACAACTCTGCAAACAGTGCATATGCAAATGTCACTTTAAGTCCAGGTAAAGCATATGTTAAGGGATATGAGTTCAGTACGATAGCACCAACAAGTGTTGTTATTCCGAAACCAAGAACTGTAACGAATGTAAATAACCAACGCATCAGTGCAGACTATGGTTATTATATTTATGCTAATGGCTTCTTTGGCAACTTTGCTACTAATCAAATTGCTAACGTTGACATTTATTGCGTAGATACAGGTCAGTTAGTAAACTACGCTGGTAACACTTCTTTCCTTGCAAACCTCAAAATTGGTACTGCAAAAGTTAGAACGATTGCGTATGATTCATCTGCAAATACATTAGATTCCAACACGTACATTTATAAAACGTTTATCTCTGATGTGAACACTCGTTCACTCATTAATTTAACCGATCCAAGTGGTTCAGCAAACGGTTACTATATTAATACTGCTGGTAACACAACAACATTCACTTTACCTACTGGTTTCTCTGGTAATAATGATTGTTATGTTGGTGCTCGTATTCGTATTCTTGCTGGTAATGGAACATACGATACCGCAAGAACAATTAAATTCTATGAGGGTTCAACTCGTAATGTAACAGTTGATCGTGCATTCTCACAACCAATTGGTGCACCATTAGGAGTAAATGCTTTATACTCTAATAGTAAGTTTGTAATCGACTTCGACATTGGTCAAGCAGAATCTCTTGCTCTCTACACTGCTGCTGGAAGTAGATTGTCATCTGCAAACGTTCATCCATATTCCAAGCGTCAAGTAACAACCGCAGGTGGTGTGGTGCATTATCCAGTATTTGTTTCCGAATCCGGTTCCGAGCCGTTGTTATTCAAAGTTGGTGAAGATAATGTTGCACCAAACACGATGGCTGATTTCAGTTTCTCATATTCAAGATTATATCAAAGCGTTGCTTTTGATGGTAATGGTTTATCTACAGCGTTGCCAATTGGTGTGGGTGAATCTTTGTTGGCAGCAACAACGGATACTGCTAAACAACAGTACTATACAATAGTTAGCACCTCAAAAGGAAGCAGTATTTATGATGTGGGTACGATTGTCCCCGCAACTGGTATAGCAAGTATCAGTACATCAACTCGTCAAATTAACCTTGGTACAGCGGGTGCTAGTTTAACAGCAAACGTTTACGCTACAATTAGCAGTTCAAATCCAACATCTAAAACTAAAACATTTATTCGTGCAAATACAGTTTTAGTTGATCCTGCTGGTGGTGGCACAAACAACATTTTTGGTGCTGGTAATACTTCGGTTTATGTTGCAGCACTTGATGGTCAGACTGCAATTACTAGCAACACAATGTTGGTGAGAACACCTGGCATTCCTCAATCATTGTTTGTTTCTGATGTACATTCTATCAATGCAATTTTCGACTTCCAAGGTCAAACAATTAGCACTGCAAACTACAATGCATTAGATAAATCCACATCGTCAGCATCAAATGTAACTTCACGATATGTTCTTTCTACAGGACAAAAAGATTCTTATTATGATCACGCATCAATTCGTTTGAAACCTGGTCAAACACCTCCAACTGGTCCATTGTTGGTTCGTTATAATCGATTCAAATCATCTGGTACTGGTTACTTTGATGTAGATTCATATACTCGTTTAGGTCCTAATAATCTATCATATCAAGATATTCCATTATTCTCTACGGAAGATGGAGTTGCATATTCATTAGGGGATTATCTCGATTTCCGTGCAGTTCGTAAAGATGCAACTGAAGCATATTCAGCAAATAACTTTGTGTTTGATGTTGAAGATACTGGTGCGGGTCCTAAGTTCCCATTAGTCGGTAGTGCTATTCTTATTGATTACAGTTACTATTTACCACGTGTAGATAGAGTCATTCTGAATAAGATTGGTACGTTTGAAGTCATTCAAGGTGTTCCATCAAGAACTCCAGTTGCTCCTCCTCAACCAGATGAAGCAATGACTTTGTATGTTCTGTCTTATCCTGCATATCTTGGATACGCATCATCAACAAGTATTCAAACATTCAAGAACAAACGTTACACCATGAAAGATATTGGTGCTCTTGAAAAACGCATCGAGAATCTAGAATACTATACATCACTTTCATTGTTGGAACAATCAACAGTTTCCAAGCAAGATTTGTCAACGCTTGATTCTACTGGTTTACCACGTTACAAAAATGGTGTGATGGTAGATTCGTTTGTCGATAAATCTGTGGCAAACTTTACTGCACGTGATTTTAATTCGTCGATTGATATTGTCAACAACTTGGCACGTAATACTTACAACTTATATTCAACAAGAATATTTTCCAACAACAGTGTTTTCAATACTGGTGTTGAATTTAATGGTCCACTATTAACATTAAGTGGAACATCAGAAACCTTCCTAACGCAAAATCTGGCATCTAAATCTGTCAACATCAATCCATTTAATGTCATCAACTATGTTGGTTCAGTTAAACTTGATCCACCATCTGATGTTTGGACATCCGATACTCGAATTGAAGCACAGAATATCGATCTAACTGGTGGTGATGCTGCCCGTGACGCATGGTCATCAATTCAAAGTACATCATGGGGTTCATGGCAAACTACATGGACGGGTGTAGATTCCACAGCACTTGGTGCAGCAAAAACATCCAAAACTAATGTTCGTGTTCCAGGCAGTTCTAATCCTGGTCGTAAACATGCTAAAGAAACAACAACGACAACGCAAGATTTCCTAGAAACTACGACAACAAATGAAACTCGTACCGGAATTCTGTCGCAAATTGTTCCACAACAACTTACTAAATCACTAGGTGATCGTGTTGTTGATGTGACGATTGTTCAGTTCATGCGTAACATCAACATTCTTGCCGTTGGTACTGGTTTCAAACCATCGACAACTTTGTACACATTCTTTGATAATACAAACGTTGACAAGTATGTGTATCGTGCAAACATAATTAAATTTGCCAATAATGATTTAGCATATCAGACCACAATTAGTGATCCTGAAGATGTAGCATTCTATGATGTTGCTACAAATTCACTGATGGGTTCGGGTACAGTAGTATTATCGGCAAACAATCATGCATTCTTTACGAATATTGTTCCACGTTCATCATACGGTTCTTGGTCTGCTGCAACAAGTGGTATTCGTGTAGTTGGTGCAACATCAAATGAAACCAATATTACTGCAACAGTAGATCATTATTCTGGTAAGGCTATCGCAGCAAACTCAAGTTATATTCAACTTGATTACCATGCTGGCGGTTCATCAAATACTTCAGATTATGTTGGTCAGACAATTCGTATTATTGGTGGAACAGGTTTAGGTACATCTGCGGTTATTTCAGCATATGATCCTAATACTCGTTATGTACAAATTACTGGTACATGGACAACAACACCAGACTCAACATCAACATATTCTATTGGTACACTGACAACAACAATCGAAGGTGCGACTGCTGGTATATTTGCAGCACCAACAGATACGTTCCGTACTGGTGAAAAACTATTCCGTTTGGTCGATAGTTCTACAGGTACTGTGGAAAACTCAACCACAAACGGTGATGCATCATTCTTCTCAGCAGGTTTAATTCAAACAAAACAAGAGACATCAGTTTCAGTATTTGTTCCTGGTGTGGTACGAAGTGATGTTTCAGAAAGCAGAACAACATCGTCATCGACAATACGTACTGCAACAAAAACCTCAATCAAATACCATGATCCTCTTGCGGAAACATTCTTGGTCAATTCTGATCAGTATCCGCAAGGACTTATGTTATCGAGTGTTCGTGTTTGCTTTAAAACTAAAGATGTGTCTGCTCCGGTTCAACTACAGATTCGTCCAGTAGTTAATGGTTATCCATCATCTTCTACTGTATATCCGTATGCTGATGTAATATTGACTCCAGATAAAGTCAATACTTGCACAATACCAAACATCGAAGACGCTAATAAGTACACCGAATTTAGATTTGATGTACCCGTTCTATTGTTACCGGGTGAGCACTCAATTGTTCTGTTGTCTAATAGTGTTGGCTACGAAACATTTGTTGCTGAGAAAGACCAAACTAACTTAGCATCTTCGGCTAAGATTTCTAAACAAGCATACACAGGTTCATTCTTTGAATCGCAGAATGGTTCAACTTGGACAGCAAACCAAAACATCGATATGATGTTTAGTCTTCAGAAGAAAGTGTATTCAGGTAATTACGGTTATGCTTACTTCGAAACAGACATGTCCAGCAAAACTGCAAATGCAGTCTATGACTTGATGCAAGTCATGTCAACTGATGTTGTTCTTTCAAACACTTCGATTGACTATAACTTCATTTCGCAACAAGATGGAACTGGCACAACACATGGATTCTTATCATTCATTCCAAATAATGATTATAAGATGGTGGATGGATTTGGTCGCCGTGTTCTGAGTACAACAACTGGTAATACTACATTCATTCTGAGAACCACAATGCAAAGTAGTAATCCTGACATATCTCCAATGATTGATGTTACTCGTCTAAATCTATTGACAATCGAGAATAAGATTAACAATTTGGGATTGTCTAACTCTGATATCGTTGTTGCCAACGTTGGTCAGAATATGCAAGATGGTATCTATTCATTGAGTCTATCTGGCGGTGGTGGTTCTGGCGCAGCAGCAAGTGCAAATGTCGTTGGTGGTAAACTAAGCCGTGCATGGGTAACATCTTCTGGTACGGGTTACACAACATCACCAACAATTAATCTATTTGCTTCTCTATGTACATCGGTATCTGGTGGTTTACCATATTCGGGTGGTATTACTGTAGGTACTTCAGCAAATGGTGCATCAATTCTGATTAATGGTGAAGATAAAAAAGAAGGTGGTAATGCAAAGGTTCGTTACTTAACTCGTAAAGTTCAGTTAGCACCAGGATTTATTTCTGGCGATCTTCGTGTTTATATGCTTGCATATAAACCAGCACTGTCGAACATCTATGTGTATGGTAAATTCTTATCTCCCGGTGATTCGGAATCATTTGAGGACAAAACTTGGAATCTACTGACACAAATTAATTACAATAATTACGTGTCTGCTGATGAAGGTGATTTCCGCGAACTGACATTCGCTCCAGGAACTGCTGGTGTAGTATCCAATCAAATCACATACACCAATTCTGCGGGTAGTCAAACGTTTACCGATTTTGCTACCTTTGCTGTTAAAGTGGTAATGACAGGAGATAGCACAGTTGACGTTCCTAAGATTAAAGATTTACGTATCATTGCTCTACCTGACGGTCTATAAGGAGAATAAATGTTTGTTCATATAGAAGAAGATAAACATCTAGTTCGAGATATGTCTAATAGAGCAATTCTAAATACTGATCGTGTGGGACTAGAAAACTATTTGGCACAGCGTCAACTAGCAAAGCAGAGATTGGCTGAACAGGAAGAAATGAAAAATAAAGTATCCAAACTAGAAGAAGATATCACGGACATCAAGAGTATGCTCCGTGAACTTGTACAGATGAAAGCACCAAATGGCAATTAATCAATTAAATACCAATAATACTTTCTCGGAATGGGTGTCAACTACCTCTTATTTGGTAGCTGTTGCTAACAATCTTACTGATGGAGCAAATGGATCAGCATTTATTGCTAACAGTCAGATTGATATTTCTGGTGTTAATGCTAGTTTGAATGTGCGTAACAGTGGTGCAGTAAATCAATTATATGCCAACACTGCAAACATTGCGAATGCTAGTGTTTCCGGCAATTCATATTTAGGTAATTTAGCAGTCACTGGAACATTTACAGGTGCTCCAAACACAGCAATTTATACAACAATTACTGCTGCAATTGATGCGGGTATCGCATTTTCAATTGCACTTGGGTAATAAATAATTTTAGAAAACAGAGGATTTAATGGCTAATTCGTTTAAGAATAACTTTCTGAAGGCTGCTGGAACTACAGCACAAAATGCTTATGCTGCTGGTGTTGGTGTTTCTGCAACTGTAATTGGCATGAGTATAGCCAATTTGATTACAACACCAATATCAGCAAATGTAATTGTTACATCTGGTGGTATTGATTATTACATGATTAAAGGTGCAACAATTGCTCCGGGTGGTGCATTAGTTCCTATTGGTGGAGATCAGAAATTGGTGTTGGAAGCGGGTGACTATCTACAGGTAAATACATCTGTAGCATCTTCTGCTGATGTTATTACTTCGATTCTGGAGATCACCTAATGTCATACCTTGGCAATTCACCTGAATTAAATACCTTTACAATTGGTGTTGAGAAATTTAGTGGTTCTGGTGCTTGTACAGTATATACGTTAACAAGGGACATCGATGATCCAAACTACATCGATGTTATCGTAGGTGGTGCACAACAAACTCCACGTGATGCGTATACAGTCACAGATGGAGTAATTACATTTACAACTCCGCCAGCATTAGGTACAAACAATATTGTTGTAGTCTATCGTACAGGAACAACGATAGCATACAATCAGATTTCGCCATCACAATTATTGGCAAACTCTGTAACTGCAACTGCATTAGCACCGAATGCTGTGGTCAATTCAAAGATAGCACCAAATACAATTACTGGTGATAAACTTGCCGATCATGGATTTATATCTGGTAATAATATAGGCATTAAAGCCATATCTGGAAATCAAATTGGACTTAATGCAGTATCAGGTAATTTACTTACTACTGGTGCTATTTCTGGTAACAATTTGACACTCAATTCTATTGGTGCAAACAATATTGTTGTAGGTTCTCTCAGTGGAAATCTACTTCAAACCCAATCTGTAACTGGTAATACATTAGGATTGAATTCAGTTAGTGCGAATAATTTGAGCATGGAAGCAAGAAATTTCGATGACATGTTTTTACTCGGTGGAATGTAAAGGAAAATAAAAAATGCCAAGAGCATATAGAATTTTAGGACAAAAGAATCCAAGTTCAGCAGTTTTAACTACGGTATACACAGTACCCGCAGCAACCGATGCGGTTGTATCGTCTATTGTATTGACTAACACAAGCGGTTCCGTTGGTACGGGTGTTGCTGCTAGGGTTGCAGTTAATACATCAACTGCTGCTGTTACAACCGCAAACTACATAGCATATGATGTTAATGTTCCGGGTTGCGATACTGTGACTCTAACACTCGGTTTAACAATGAATGCTGGTTCTAATTTATCAGTATACGCAAATTCAACTTCATTAGCCATTTCGGTTTTTGGTACAGAAATAACTTAATAGATTATGACAACACGCTCCACCACACGAACTATTAATTCTTATAGATTTACAAGTAACGATAAGGTTGCGTCAAATTTAACTAAACGCAAATCTATTATTGGTGCTATTCAGGGTTTTGGTAAACCAGAATTCAGTTTACAGTATCTTGTCGTTGGTGGGGGTGGTGCTGGTGGTTCATCTGGTGGTGGTGGTGGCGGTGGTGGTGGTATTGTGACAGGAACATTGGGATTTACTAACAATCCACTGTACTCAGGATTTTCTGCGACTGCTTCTCTTTATTATCAGCGTTCTCCTGGTACAGGTCGATGTGAAATGCAAGTTACAGCAGTCGGTTCAGGTTATATACAAGCAGGATCAGTAATTGATATACCAGGCGTTTCTACTAATATGCCTGTTATTGTTGTTGACCAACGAAGTGGTACCGCAGGTGGTGTAGGTAATTATTCTGTCTCAACAGTATTAACTTCACCAACTGCTCCCGGAGCAACTTCGGAACCAACCGTATCACCTCCAGCATTTTCCATGACACCTCGTACTGTTACAGGAACTTCAGGTATTTCTTATAACACTCCTATAGGTGTTACGATTGGTGGTGGTGGTGGTGGACGAACAGATGCAATAGGTAATTTAGGTTCTGCTTCTGGATTTGGATTTATTACTGCTCACGGTGGCGGTGGTGGTGGTTCTGCTGGTCTACCAAGTAACACGGATGCAAGGGGTGCGGGTTCTGCAACTTCGGTTGCTACTGGTGGTGGACAAGGTGCATTTAAAGGATGGACACCAAGTGCGCCTTATAATTTTGTTGCAGGTAGTGTTCAAGGTGGATATGGCGGTGTATCGTGGCGTCCAGGTGCCGATACCGATGTCAGAATGGGTGGACCAGGAAACAAAGCACCAGATTCCTCCTTTCCCGGCTATCCTGGACCAACAAATACAACAGAATATGCAGCAATGCCGTTTAATTTAAGAGGTTACGGTGGTGGTGGTGGGGGAGCGGCAGGTCAGGACACACCTTCTTCACCTGATGGTAATTCACGGGGCGGTGAAGGTGGACCTGGTTACAATTGGCCCTATAATGGTGTGAGATACGGTTCTGGTGGAGGTGGAGCATCATATCAACCAACAAATGGTCCAAACATTGGCGGTGGTGATGAAGCAGGATATGGTTGTGTATACAACGGCGGCGATGAAATGTTCAATGGTGGAACTGCACCGTCAGGAGCACCATTACCCCCATATGGTGGGAAAGCAGGTTATGGTGGTGCATCAGGTGATGACCAATCTGTAACTGCGAAAAAGAATCGTGGTGGTGGCGGTGGTGGAAGATTTAATGGTGGTTCGTACTTCAGTTACCCGCCCAATTACCAAGGGGGTGTTCCTTCACCGTATCCTGGTGGTCTTGGTGGTGCTTCTATTTGGCCAGCAGACTATGCTAATCCTGGTTCACCGACATGGAGAGGACGCAACTCTGGATCAGAAGGTGGTTCAGGCGGTTCAGGAATTGTCATCATACGTTATCCAGCAGTGTTCGGTAATGTATCAAACTCAGGTTCACCAGACGTATCAGTTACACCTACAGGATTTATTCATTATACGTTTACTGGAAGTGGTTCAATTACATTCGATTACAATCCATAAAGAAAAACAAAAATGGCAAGAGCATACAAAATTTTAGGTCAACAAAGTTCAACAGCAAATATTCTGACGAACTTGTATACCGTACCAGCAGGTAACTCTGCAATCATCTCATCGATTACTATTGCTAACTTAGATGAGAATGCAGCAAACGGTGCAGCATTTAGAATTGCTGCAAACACTTCTGGTTCTCCTATTGCTAATGGTAACTATCTTGCCTATGGTATCAATGTGCCAGGTCGTGATGCAATTACATTGACATTGGGTATTACTCTTGCCGCAGGTTCACAAATATCAGTAAACGCTAACACATCTCTTCTAGCATTTTCAGCATTTGGTACTGAAGTCTACTAATGGCACTCAATAGAATAGCACTCAACAAAGTTTCACTTAAACGCATGACCGTGCCAGGTACTGGTGGCGGCGGTGGTGGAGGTGGAGGTTTCCCTGCTGGTGCCGGTGGTTCCGGTGGTTCTGGAATTGTGATCCTAACATGGACATAAATACTGAGTATAACTTTTTATAGGAGTGATTGAATGAATAACAAAGAAATTGAATATGCACACTTTTTAATTGGTAGTAGCAATAAATTAGTTTGTGGCATTGATACGGCAATTAAAGCATTACGTCCAACGGCACGTTACGATATGTCTGCATCAGGTGGACATTTTGAGTTCACACGTTGGGAAGATGATGCTAATACCAAACCGCCAACTAGAAACGAAATTATGGCAGAGTTGGAATATCAGAATAAGTTTATTGAGCATCATCAATACTTTTTAGATCGTGCATCAAACTATCCTGATATTACAGTTCTTGTAAATTCCCTTTGGGAAGCAATGGACAATAGTGAGATACCGGGTAAAGGAACAAAGTTCTATAACATGATCAAAGAAGTGAACGATGCGTTCCCTAAGCCTGAAGGTGATGCACCAGTAAGACCAGAATAATAGGAAAATAAATGGCATACATTGGCAATCAAGTTTCATCAGTACCTTTTATTATAGACACGTTTAGTGGCACAGGTTCTGCATCTGTATTTGGACAGTTAACCCGTGCTCCAGCATCTGTAGCATCTATTGCGGTATTCATCTCAGGTGTCTATAAAGTACCAGGTGTCGATTATACACTCAGTGGTGATCTGATATTGTTCACTACACCTCCGGGTGCAGGTACAAACAATATCGTTATTCATCACATGGGTAACGGTTCAGCAACATCTGTACCTTCTGATGGTTCTGTTACTGGTGCCAAACTTGCTTCCAATGCTATTCGTTCTAATAATATTGTTGCAGGTCAGATCACAGGTAACTTGATTGGTACTGGTGCTATCTCTGCCAACAACTTTGCTGGTGGTGGTATTACATCAAATGTTCTCGCATCAAATCTTTCTATTTCATTGACACGTGCATTAGAATCTGCGAATATAAATGTTATTGCGCCGAATGGTAATGTGAATATCGATATTGCAAATAATGTTGTTTACTACTTCAATGCGAATAGCACAGCAAATATCACATTCAATCTTCGTGCTAATACAACAAACACTTTTGATTCGGTCACAACTATTGGCCAATCTGCAACAGTTGCGATGATTGTACGACATGGTGCAACAAGACATACTGCCAATTTACATATTGATGGAACATTACAAACTGTTTTATATCTTGCAAATACACGACCAAATTATCAGACTATTACAAATCAAGAGACAAACATTTATGGTTATACTGTGTTGAAAACTGCTGCAAACACATATGCTGTCTTTGCATCCAACTCGTTATTTGCGTTAGGATAAAATGCCTATCATTGGTTCATTAGGAAATGCTAGTGCTTCTGTATTTGGAATAGGAAAAAGTGTTCGTCCAAAACTTATTAATACAGCAGCGATTGACTATTTGATTGTTGCTGGTGGAGGTGGTGGGGGATTTTCAATCGGTTCAACTTGGGGGGGCGGAGGTGGTGCTGGAGGTTATCGTGAAGGAACTGGTTATCCAGTTTCAAAAGAAACTTATACAGTAATAGTTGGTGGAGGTGGATCAAGTGCATCTAACGGTTCAAATTCGGGAATTTGGAATACAACAACATCATTTTGGTCTGCTGGTGGTGGCAGTGGTGGAACTACTGTAGGTGACATCAATGGTTGGTCCGGTGGTTCCGGCGGCGGCGGTGGTTCTGGTAATAACGGTGGTGTTGGTGGTTTAGGAACACCAGGTCAAGGTAATAATGGTGCCAATGGTGGTGGCGGCGGTGCTGGCGGTGGTGGGGGTGGGGGTGCTGGTGCAGTTGGCACTTTTGGTACAGGTGGAGTTGGATTAACACCTACATTATTTGGGGGCAGTATGAAAGCACGTGGTGGCAGTGTTGCTCCTGGTGCTGTCAATGGCGGTAATAATACAGGAAATGGCGGTGGTGGTTCTTTGGGAGCATCTGGAGGAACTGGTGGTTCGGGAATTATTATTATTCGAACTTTAATCATAAACACTAATGCATCAACAACAGGTATATACACCGAAGATTCTAATTATAGATATTTTACATTTAATGCATCGGGAACAATAACATTCTAAAGATTTATCGGAGAAAAAAATAAATGGCAGCACCTAATATAGTCGGAGTAACTACAATTCGTGGCAAATCAAATGTCGCTAACCTTACTACGACCTCATCTTCTGTTATTGTCAATGATGTGAACTCTGGTAAAGTATTCAAAATCAATACGATTATGATTTCGAATGTTGATGGTACAGCAGCAGGTAATGTCTCAGTAGAATTATTCAAGTTTGGTTCACAAAATACTTCAACAGGATTGGGAAATGCAACATATGCTATTGCCAATACTATGACTGTACCCGCAAAATCTTCTTTAGATGTTCTTTCTAAATCACTCTATCTTGAAGAGGGTGATCAACTCAAAGCAAAAGCAGATTCAAATAATCGTCTGCATCTTATCACATCATTTGAAGAGATAAGTTAATGGCAAAAGGTTTTAACGGCGGTATTATTGGAACGAGAAATCTTACCACTGGTGGTGCTGGTGGTGCTGCTACAGGAATTTATTCGATAAATGAAGCACAGATATTCAAACTTGCGGGATTGTGGCCAGTAGATGGTCTTGTAATTTTTCCTGTAATTCAAGCATTTACTGGTTCACAATCATGGACAGTTCCTACAGGTATAACGTCAGTTGAATACCTCGTTGTTGCTGGTGGTGGTGGCGGTGGTGGTGGCGTTCCTTCACCTGGAGCAAATGGTGGAGCAGGTGGTGCTGGTGGATTTAGAACGGGAACATCATTTCCAGTGTCACCGGGAGTATCTTATCCGATAACAGTTGGTGCTGGCGGCACTGCGGGTATAGGAGGCACTTCACCAGGATCAGGCGGTATTGGTGGAACAGGTTCAAATTCAGTATTTTCTTCAATTACTGCTATCGGTGGTGGTTACGGTGCAGCAGGTGCAACCGCTGGAGGTAACGGAGGTTCTGGCGGTGGCGGTGCAGGTGGTGGTGCGGGTGTCAATTATGCTGCTGGCACTGGAACACCGGGTCAAGGAAACAATGGTGGTACTGGTGCAGGTTCACCCGGATATTTTTCTGGTGGTGGTGGCGGTGCTGGTGCAGTAGGTGGCAGCACAGGCGGTGGACCTCTTGCTGGACCAGGCGGTGCTGGTTTAACATCATCGATCACAGGTGGTCCGGTTTACTATGCTGGTGGTGGTGGCGGTGTTGGTCCTGCCTCAAATGCTGGTGGTATTGGTGGTGGCGGTGATGGTGGTTCAACTCCTGGTTTAGGTAATAATGGTGAAAGTGGTAAAGGTGGCGGTGGAGGTGGCGGTGGTTACACTAACTTCAATGGTGGTGCCGGAGGTTCTGGCATTATCGTCATCAAGTATAACTCCATTCCACCAAGCGCAATTCTTACGTTTTCAAACACAGGACAATTCATTGTACCTTCAGGTGTATCACAAGTAGATTATCTTGTCGTTGCTGGTGGTGGTGGCGGTGGAAGTGGACAAGGTGCTGGTGGCGGCGCAGGTGGTGTTTTATTTGGCAGCGGTTATCCTGTTGGTTCAAATTCTGTAATTAATGTAATTGTTGGTGCTGGAGGTGGTGTTGGTCCTGCTGGCGCACCAGCACCTGCACCTTCAGGTTCAAACGGATCAAATTCTGTTTTTGGTACATTAGTTGCTGCTGGTGGAGGTGGTGGTGCAGCATATAATTTTCCTGCTGGTACTGCGACTAATGGTAGATCAGGCGGTTCTGGAGGTGGTGGAGCATCAGGCAATACTATAAAAGGTTTTGGTGGAGGAGGAACTCCCGGTCAAGGTTTTTCTGGTGGCGCATCTTATGCAAATCCTAATACTTGGGGTATTGGTGGAGGTGGCGGCGGTGCAGGTGCAGTTGGACAAGATGCCACATCTGTTTGGGGCGGCAATGGCGGCATAGGAATTTTCTCTTCTATTTCAGGTGCTAACATAGCATATGGTGGAGGTGGTGGTGGTTGCGGAGATTATAGAACAACACCAAACACAGGTATAGGTTATGGTGGCACAGGTGGTGGTGGTAATGGTTCAATTTCTGGAACAGCATCAAGTGCAAATAATAATACTGGTGGTGGCGGTGGTGGAGGTGGTTACGGATCACCTGGAACTTTTTTAAGTGGTGGTGCAGGTGGTTCTGGTATCGTCATCGTTTCTATTCCACAATATCAAACTAGAGGTAATACATATCTTTACGCAGCATCAGGTCAATGGACAGCACCGCCAGGAATTACTGCGGTTGACTATATTCTTGTTGCTGGTGGTGGTGGTGCAAGTGGTGATGCGGGTGCTCACGGTGGTGGTGGTGGTGAAGTATTAACCGGAACTTCTTTTCCAGTTACACCAGGACAATCTTATACTGTAACTGTTGGTGCAGGTGGAAAAGGATGGCTTCAAGGAACTCCTGGCGTTAGTTGGGGTGCAAATGGTACAAATACTTCATTTTCCACTTTGACTGCACGTTATGGTGTAGGTGGCCAAGGAAGTGGCGGTAGTCCTGGACCCTTAGGTATAAGTAGAGGAGGTTCTTCGGGAGCGGGATGGTATTCGCCAACATATTTTGGTGGAACTGGTGTTTCTAGTCCTTTTGCTGATAAAGGTGGCGGTGGCGGCGGTGCTGGTGGAGCAGGACAAAATCAAGGCGTATTTGCACCAAACTATGCTGGCAATGGTGGTATAGGAATCTTTTCATCATTGTCGGGTTCGAATACTGGTTATGGTGGGGGTGGAGCAGGAGGTGGAGTAATTCCATATCCTGGCGGATCGTCTTATAATGGATTTGTTGATTCTTTGTATGGTGGTGGTAGAGTCGATCCTTTTGGTGGAGTTTCTTCTCCTGCACCGTATCTAGGTGATGCTCGTATATCATCTGGTGGTGGAGGTGGTGGTGGAAATGCATATGTTGGAGGAGGTTCAGGTGGTTCCGGCATACTGATATTGAAACATATATAAATAACTAAATAGAGTAAATTGTTTTAACTTAGGAGAGTATTAAATGGCACATTTTGCACAACTTGATGAAAATAACGTTGTTACTCAGGTCATCGTTGTAAGTAACAATGAATTACTTGACGCAAATGGTCAAGAACGTGAAGAACTTGGAGTAGCATTCTGTCAAAGATTATTTGGCGGTAACTGGAAACAAACATCGTACAATCACAATCTACGTGTACGTTATGCTGGTATCGGCTATTCGTATAATGCTGATCTTGATGCGTTTGTTCCCCCAAAACCATATGCTTCGTGGACACTTAACACAGAAACGGCAGCATGGGATGCACCAAAAGCAATGCCTTCAGATCAAGGTACAGGCGATCCAATTAAGCATTACTATTGGAACGAAGAAGCACAAGATTGGCAATTACCAGAAGCGTAATTCAGTTTCATTTCAAAGAACCCTGCTACGGCAGGGTTTTTTATTAGTGGTATAAGATTGACTAAATAGACTATTAGATAAAAGATAACCTATCCGAGGAGAATTAAAATTTCAGCATACGTAGAACTTACAATAGAACAAGGTGCGAATTTAATTTCAACTGTTTCTGTCAATGACAATCAAGGTGATGCAGTAAATTTAGCAACATACACAGCATCTTCTCAACTACGCAAGTCTTATTATTCCTCATCTGCAAACACCATGTCGGCTATCATTACTGGTAATGCCAATGGTCAGATTACTCTAACAATGACCGCAGCAAACACTGCTAACCTTACTCCAGGTCGGTATGTCTATGATTTGACTATTCGCAATTCCGTAGACAACTCCGTGACCCGTGTAGTCGAAGGAACCGCAGTTGTATTACCATCCGTTACGAGGTAAGAAATGGCAATAGATATCGGTAGGGTTGTAATTAATCAACCCAACAGAACAACAATAACATCACCGAATTATCGTCCCAAACCAAACGTTGCTTTTGCTGAGATTAATGATGTATCGACGGATGGTTTACAAGATG